AGTTGGTTTTCCTAAATCAACGTCTCTGTAAAAACCAGCGACTTGTTGTTTTCTTAAATCATTTTCTGAAACTTTAACACGATGAATAATTGCTTCCGCATCATCTAATGAGGTAGCTGTGTACGGAACAATTAAATCATCTGCCGGAACAAATTTTGATACTGCTCTTTGTTCCATGTCATCATAGTAAACTTTTTTAAAAGCAGAACCTGCTAATGGCAAATTAAATAACATTTGATCAAACTCTGGTTCATACTCTTTCATTTTTTCCATGATTTCATAATTCATAAAATCTTTAACACGAGATGCTTGTTGAACTTTCTCTGGTGTAGATAAACCAATTACTTGTGTTCTAACCGGACCATCACTTGGTAGTAATTCTTTATAAGCTAATGCTTGAAACTGTGTAACTGCTTCAGCAAGAACCGGGTGAGTTACACCGCTTGCTCCTTGGAAAGGTTCTGTTCTATTATTGTATTTAAAACCTAAAAGGTCTAGTCCTTGTATATAAGTTTTCTCCCATTCTTTTCTAGAAGAAGTGTAGTCCATGTATTTAGAATTTAGATCTGAAGCTAAACTAGCTAATACATCATCTGGTAAAAAGTCTGCAAGGTTTGCGTAATGCTCATCACCACCTTCGGGTGTAGCAGCGGCTGGATCTAAATTTATATCAACGGATCCATCTTCATTTTCTTGAATATCAACTGGACCAAGAGATTCTTCTTGTGCTTCAGTTTCTTCAATTACTTGTTCTTGAACTTCTTCTTCACTAGGAAGTTCGAATTCTTTTCTGACTTCGTTGGGAAGTGCTTTGTCTATATCCGCCATTTATTTTTTCTCCAGATTGTTTGACTGTTTTAACAGTATTATAATTAATATTCAAGCCCTGAGGCGTGGGTCCGGACTCAGGGGGTAATAAGTGTTTCTTTGGGTATTTATTCATCATAAGTGTATTTCTTCATATCTTCTAAATCTAGGTCATCAATATATTCTTCTACGTCTTTTAACTTGCCTTCTGCATCAGGTCTTACGCTTGCTTCATTATAAGTCACGCCTCCGGTCTCAGGGTCAGTTTCTAATTCTATTTCAATTTCTTTATAGTTAGGATTATCAGGATCATCAAATTTTTGAATTGTTGTTTTATTACCTTGTTGTGTAACAACATAATCATCTAATCTATATTGATCAGCAAATTCATCTGCTCTATTACCGGTAAAGTTTTTCTTTCCAAAGGTCACAACTTTAGTAACTAAGTCTCCAATAAATTCAGGAATACCATCAGCGCTTCTTTTAACTACTTCTGCAACTTTAGGTGCAGCAACCATTGCAGGTTTTAAAAACTTACCTAAAACAGGTATTGATGCAATACCTGCAGCAATTTTCATAAACTTTCTTTTTGAAGGATCATCAGGTCCATCTGCAAAACCCATACGTCCACCTGCCGCCATATATTGTGTTGGCATTTCTTGACCAGTGAATCTTTTACCTGTTATTAAATCTTTTAAACCACTCATACTAATAGCTCTTGCTTTAGCAATATCTGCTTCTTGTGATTCTCTTTCAAGTTTTCTTCTAGCTTTAGCAGCTTCAAATTTTTCTTCTGCTTCTTCTCTAGTTAAATCTGATTTAACTTTTGGAGTTTCAAAGTCTGTATCTAACATTGATTCGTCTTGAGCAATTTGATCAGTCATCTCTGCTTGTTTAACAACAGATCTTGCTTCTCTTTCTTCAGGAGATAGAGCCATTAAATCTTTTGCAGAACCAATTAAATTAGTTCCAATCAAACCATACTCCAGGGCTTCGGCAACAGGTCTCCCTGCTTTCAATGCTTCGTAAGTATCATCGGCTGCAATGTAAGTACCAATTGGACCTAATGCTTTTAAACCTAATGTAAAATATTTTTTCTTTGCAATATCATCAGGAATGTTTTTTATTCCTTGCGCTATTTGTTCTAGACCTGGAAGTAACTTTGAAAAAAGTTGTCCTGATCTTACTGCAGGTAATCTTGAATCAATTAATTCTTTAACTGCTTGGTCATCTCCTTTTTTAACTAATTGAACAGCCTTTTTTAAATTAGGTTGTTTAATTTTAGCAACATCTTTTTTAGGACCTGCTGCTACAAATCTAACATAGTTTTCTATTGTATTTCCCAATCTTTTTTCTACATCAAAATCTACAGCTTTTAAGTTTGTTTCTTTAATTAAATTTTTACTTAAATTATATTTAGGTAATTTATTTCTATCAACTGTTTTTAATTTTTTAGCTACGTCATCATATATTTCATTAATAGTATTTAAAGATTGTTTAGCTGCTTTATTATCACCTAACTTAGCAGCCTCTTTAGCTGTTCGTAATTCATTTTTAATTGTTTTATAAATATTATTTTTTGCTTTTGCACCCAAAACATTAAAATTAAAATCTTGTGTAGTAATACCTACTTTTCTTAAAGCATCTGGATCTTGAGTAATTGTTCCAGGAGTAATTCCTTGAAAATGTTCAAAACTTGGAGTCAATGATGTAGGTACATCAAATGCTCCTCTTACTTTTGAAAACTGTATTGCTTTTTTTAATCTTGCATCAACTTGAGCAGGTGTTAGATCTTTATAGGTATCAGGATCTAAATTCATTAAATCTTTTTGTGCTTTTTTATATGCTCCAAAACCTTTTTCAGTTTTAGGTGTAGAACCTTTTGGTCTAGTTCCTTTTACTACTTCTTCAATATTTCCTAATTTTTTTTGAGTTAAATAGTATCTATATAGCTGTGCATTTTTAGCCTTAGTTATTTTATTATCATAGGGAAGACCAGTAATCTCAGTAGCCATTTGTGATATAGTTTTTTTATTATAATTATTAGCAAATAATTTTTCTTCTTTCGGTGTTAAATTTGTAGTGCCACCTTTTTCTACTTTAACTATATTTGATTTTATTTTTGGATCTAATTTTTCTAAAGATTCATTTATAATATAAGCATCAGGTAAAGTTCCAGTTTGTTCTTTAACAATTTTTTGAATATTATCTACATTTAAAGGATATTTTTGATCTGGATATAATTTTTTATTTTTATTAAAATCTTCTATGTCTTTCTCTAGAATATTTTTAATTACATTTCTTCTTTCTACATTTATACCTCTAGTCGTTCTACCATCTACTTTAGCAGATCCTGCTTCGGCAAAGTTTTCTCTAGTTTCTGTTTGAGGTGTAGATGGTCTTGTTAACCAAGACATCATTTGATTGTAGTTTGCTATCTTATTTACTTCAGACATTAAAGTCCCATCAAGTAGTTTAGGCCGCCTTGTGCATTTTTACGTCTAGATGTATTTTTAAATGTTTCAATAATATCTCCTGGGTCCATTCCTTTTTCTAGCATCTTATAAGACTCTTCTATAGTTGCTAGTACTTCGGCTTTTCTTTGTGGATTATCATCAACTAAAATTCTATCTATTAATGCATCATCTAATCCTGGAAACCTTTGTTTAAGTTCAAATCGTTCTGCAAGTTTTGGTGCACCTAAAGATCTTAGTCCTTCTAACTCTGTACCTATATCAAATGTAGACAGTTCATCAATCTCATCTTGAGTCATTAATTTTTTATCACCAGACATTTCCATCTCGTCCATTTTACTTTGTAAAAATTGTTTTCTACCTTTTTCACCTGGTCCTGGATCTAGTTTACCTTTTTTATATTCTAGTTCCATATCAGCTATAAATTCTCTACGATCTTTTAAAGCTTGTTCAGCTTCACCAACAGTACCATCATTCATCCAAGTTTCACTATCACCTAACTCTTCTTCATAATCTCTAATCTCATCATCGGTTAATTGTCTTTTTGGATTAGGATTTCTTGTTTCAAAGTCTTCAAACGCTTGTACATCTTTAGGTCTATCCATTTCATCAGCAGTTTTCATAGTGCCTTTACCAAATTTTTTATTTAAAGCTTGTACTAACTTTTGAATTCCTTTTGGTAAACTACCCACTGCATAACCTATTCTGCCGCCCATAGCTTTTTTAACTCTAGCTACTTCATCAAAAACTCTTTCATAAAAATCTACAGTCTCATCTATATCAACACCTTCGTCTCTAGCGTTTGATTTAATTTTTGCAAGTGTAGTTGCAAAGTCATCTGATTTAGTTCCTGAGTACATAATGTTTGTAAGTAGATCATCATCAATACCTTGCTCTATTAAATCATCAAACATATTAGATCTAACAACTGCACCCATATCTACATCTTGAAATACACCTGTACCTGCGTCTTCCACTAAGTCTGCTATAAATAATTTTTGTTTAGAAGTTTTAGCACCCAACTTATCAATATAACCTTTAGCCTTATTTAATTTTCTTGCATTATCTTCTAATGTGAATGCAGACATTTCATCTTCAGTTACAAATGGTCTATCTAAATCAGCTTGTCTTTGACTCGGTGATTCTTTTACCATCTTACCTCTTTTGTCCATTCCAGGTTTAAATACAGCTTCGACTACTTCACCAGATTTAATTCCTGGAGCCTGACTCATGATGCCTTCAGGTTTGTCTTCTGGAAAAATAGAAATGTTATCACCTTGAGATTTAATTTTACCTTGAGCTTCTGCTTTAAGCATTTGGTTTTCAACTATATCTGGATCTCTGTTTTTAATTGATCTAAAACCTTTGAGTAAAGCATTATATGCTTCTTCAAGTGTTTTATAAATTTTGATAGGATTAGCCATAACTAATAATATGTCCTTTGTTGTTGTGGCGTTTCTTCATCCTGGTAGTCTTCAGGGTGTTGAATTAAACCACCTTGTCTAAATCTCATAACAGCTTGGGTCATGGAATCCACTAAATCATCGTGGTCTCCATATGGAAAAGCTGCACATTCTTCGATAACTTCCTGTGCAAAGTCCATATCTTTGGGCGCCCATATTCTCCCTGACTCAAACAGCGGAGAGACACTGTTAACCCTCGTATGTTTATCGTTACCTTTAGAGGGTGTGAAGTTTATAACAGGTATCCCCATTTTCCGCAACTCATAAGTTAGAGGCAGTCCAGATGCTTTTGCCTCAACAATTACTGTCTCCGGATTCCAGTAGCCGT